AGGTAGGCGAAGCCCGCATACTTACCGGCAAGCTCAAAGTCTGGATGACGTTTGTGCCTGCCAGCTCGTACCCACGGAAGTTATGCGCTCCCGCGATGTAATACCGCTGGCACAGCGCAAGCTCCAATCCGTAAGGGCGCCACTCTTGCGGGGCCGGCTTAATCCCATCGGTAAGGCGTACCTTAGTGATGTTCAGGGAATTGCCCACCGTAGTCGCCCAGTTGGTAACGTCCGAGCTAGATTCATAGTTACCCTGAACCCACACATCTTTTGTGGGGACGTTAAGGGACGAGCCTGCTACTGCACCGAAGCTCAGAAAAAATCCGGTAGCACTTGATTGTGGGATGACCGCGTTGCTGGGAATAGCAGGGAACGTGATGTCGAAAGCCTGCCTCGTGTTAGCGGCGGTGATGTCAAATGTTTTGACGCATGCCTGGACATTGGCAGGGGTGGTGTTACCGTCCCGGATGACCACCGCATATCGACCCACCACCGTGGCGCTGGCGACAAACGAGACCGTGACCTGCTTCCCAATCAGATCGACAGCATTCCAGCCCTCAACCAGTTGGTAGATCGGACGGAGTAAGGCTGAAGAACCGAGCGAGGCGGGAAAAGCCGTGGTGACCGCAGCCTGAACAAAGGGCACAACCACAGACCCGTTTTCATCCGTAGCACTGGAAGCCGCAAGCTGATAAACACCACTTCCTGCGTTGTTGTTGCCCTTCCACCGATCACAAGTGCCATGCCCACTGATCCCGTTGGAGAGACTAAGGGCTGCGCGCTGTTGGACGAAGGGGAAGCCGTTGATAATCCGGTTCTTGCCCGACAAGAATCCGGCTACTGCCAGTTGAACTGCATTAGACATGACTCACCCCGCAATTGCTATTGATTGTGTAGGTCATCGTTTAGAGCTCCGCGCTCGCTGTCCAAGTGCCCAAACCATCCCACCCGCACCAGTTTGTTAGCCCAAGGCCCTGGAATGTGAAGCTATTGGCACCGGCACTTACGTTGGAGGGGGTGAATACCGTATCGGAACCGCCGCTGTAATACTTCCAGCCTGTTAGCGTCATCGTCGGGGCCACACGTTTCGACACAACGAACGGGACCGTGTCATAGGCGCTGGCCACTCCCGACAAGTTGCTGATAAATTTAAACGGCTCTACCCCAGCCTCGTAATACCGCTGACACAGCGCCAGTTCCAAGCCATACTGACGGCGTTCGAATGGTGTAGCGGTAGCGCCAGCCTCCAGTTGGACTTCCGACGACATGATGCTGTTGCCGGTAGACGAGGCCCAATTCGTAGCACCCTGAGCACTGATGAATGTGCCCGTCTGCCAACTGTTCAGATTCGCTGTAGAACACTGAAACGTCCCAGTGTTTAGAGCACCGATGTGTAGCATCATGCCTACTGAGGTGGTTCGGTCAATAGATGCTGCGGACGGCATCTGCGGAACGCTGATCGTAACCAGCTTAGGGGTGTTAGCCACAGCAGTAAACGTGGTGACGTAAGAGTACGCCGTACCTTGCGGTACACGAATTGCCACTGAGAACGTCCCCGACACCGTAGAAACAAACGGAAACGAGATCGCAATAGGCCCGTCGTGTAGATCGAATACGTTGACTGCTTCCAGCCGTTGCAGATGGCCTGACCAGTAGTTACCTCCGGTGAGGTTCGTGGGAACTGCGGTAACGAGGTGCCGCACTCCAGGGTAGTTACGACCGTTGAACAGAAATGCCTGCCAGTCTTGCGTCAGCGTGCCACCTGCACTGTTGCCTGCGACCCATCGATCTGGACCGCCGAAGCCCTCGACGTACGTGCCCGCTGTACCAGCGAGATTAATGGTAGGGCGCTGCGCGATTCGGAAACACCCGTTGATGATCCGGTTCTTGCCGATTGCCGCTGAACCTTGCTGCGTCCCATCCGCGAACGTGAGCGGGTTGCCCAGCACCGGGTTCGAACGCTGCACCACATCAGCCACTGGAACCGGCGTCTGCCGGGTAATCTCGATCTGCGAGACGCCATCCCCGACGAACGTCAGGAAGTTGATGTTCACCCCGTCCGTGGCATCAATGTCCACGCCGTTTACCAGACGCGCACCGTTCAAATAGGTACCGACGAACCCCGGTGTGTAGCCACCTGGCGGCGCAACACTGGTTGCACCATAGGCTAGCGTCAACAGAAGCGGCGTCTGCGGAATGTAGTACGTGCCCGGACGATTGGAGAACCAGCCCAGAATCCACTGGCTCACGCCGTCCGAATACCAGAACATGGAGTCATTCGGCTGCGTCGTGTACGGGAAGCTCAGGTCGCTTGCCGTGTCACCACCCTGCAAGGCGAGCTTCACACCGCTGCCCGTGTAGCTATTGCGAAAGCCAAATCCCGAGCCAGGGGGGAAAGTGCTCGCCTTCGGGAAAGTCGTCGTACTCGGTGCACTCTGCGTGACTTGCGCACCCAGATGCGAGATGTCGAGCACCTGGTCTGCGCTGTACGGGAACTGGTTGCCCCACGACACACCGGGCGCTGCCGAGATGGCAAAGCAGCCGGAGGTATCAGTGAACATCGTGGCGCTCTTGCCCTGCACCACCTGCACACTCGGCGTCTTACCCGTGGCTTTCACCGTGAGCGTGAACGATCCGGTTGTCAGGTTCTGCACCGCAAAGGTCTTGGGCGACGCCGCCAACTCGATCACCGCATTCGAGACGAGCGCACCCGTGATCTTCAGGATCGAGTTGTTCATCTGCGCGGTGGTGAGTACGGTGGTCCCACCGGTCACCGTGAGCTGCAGCTCACTGTTCAATGCCGCTGCCGATTGTGCGGCGGACGTAGCGCTGGCCGATGCCTGAGCGGCACTGGTTCCTGCATTGGTCTCGCTGGTTGCCGCGTGCTGCTCGCTTAGCAGCGCGGCTGCGGCGGAAGCCACCGCTGCTGCCTGTGCATCCTGTGCCGCCTGACGAGCAGTGCCCGCATTGGTTTCGCTCGTCTTGCTGTTGTTCTCCGAGAGCTTGCTGTTGTCTTCGGAGGTCTTCGCAGCCGTCTTGCTGGCGAGCGCCGCAGCCGCACTGTCGGAGGCCGACTGCGCACTGGCCGCTGCTTCTGCGGCTTTCGTGACCGTGGTGCCCTTGAGCGTTGTCACCTGAGCCAGGGAATCAGAAGCAGACTGCGCCGATTGCGCCGAAGCAAGTTCGCTCAGGTGGGCGTTTGTCTCACTGGTTCCGGCGTGCTGCTCGGAGAGTGCAGAAGCCGCTTGCGAATCCGATGCCGCCGCTGCCGAAGCAGAAGCACTGGATTCGCTTTGGGCTGCTGCGTCCCGAGCTGCCTCAGATGCTGCACGAGCTGTGGCTGCGTCGCCTGCGCTTTGTGCCGCTGCCGTTTCCGAGTGGCCGGCGTTCGTCTCGCTCAATGCTGCGGCAACTTCGCTGTCGTGCGCTGCGTTCTGGCTAACCAGCGCTGCAGCCTGACTGTCGGCGGCCGCCACTTCCGAATCGTGGGCCGCATTCTGGCTGGCGAGGGCTGCAGCTTGCGAATCAGCTGCCGCTTCCCTATGAGCCAGGGAAGCCGACTCAGACGCCGCCGCATTGCTCTCGCTCTGTGCCGAGGCGAGCTCCGAAGCGTGCGACGCATCTTCGCTCAGCTTGGCTGCGTTCTGGCTGGCAAGGGCTGCTGCGGCTCGGTCATCCGCTGCTTGTGCCGCGGCCACGGACGTATCGAGGGCCGAGTGAATGTCGGTCACAAACGTATCGACGTTCTGTTCCAGGTACGTGATGATCGGTAGCTTTTCTGCGACCGAGGCCACCACATCGTAGGCCGTGCCGAGCGCCTTATCGATGGGGGGTGTCGCATTGACCTTCTTGCGGTCAAGCGTGTTTCTCATGCCCATAGGTTATGCCCACCCGTTTTGTTGAAAGCGGTTGTTGGTCGTTGACTGGCTCTGGTTCACAGCGTCGGTGAGGATCACTTCGTTGCAGGTCGCCTCATACGCCGAGAGGTGCGACTGGGCATCGGCCAGTGCTTCCTGGGTCTTGATCTGGCTGAAGGCCCGGTACGCAATCCAGTCCCTGAGTGCCGGGTGCAGCACGTCCGGCAGCTCGATCTCCTGCGTGAGGTCAGCGAGCGTGAGCACCGGGTGCTTGGCCTGGTAGCCAATGGAGAGCGTCACCCCGTCTACCGGATCCGGCACCTGAAGCACGGTGGGCTGCGGGGTGAACACCGAGCAGCGGTCGTTCTCGTCATTCAGGCGCAGCTCACCGCCCTCGCTGCTGAACACGGAGAGGATGCGGATCACGTCATCGGAGAACGGCTCCTCGTACAGATCCTTGATGTAGAGATCGGTCTGCGTGGTATTGCCGGCCTGCGACTGGGCGAACTTTTTCGACAGGTGGTAGTTGGTGATGTGCTCGACCAGATCGATGAGCACATCGCTTTGCTTGAGCACGAAGCGGGTGTAGAGCTTGAGCAGCCCATCATTGGCGAAGCGGATCACCCGCTCCTTGCCCGCATCCGTGATCAGACCGTCCCCGTCCGAGGCGAGCGCAAGCGTAGCCAGCTCGCCGAAGGAGAGATCGGCAAAAAGATCTGAGATGTTCACGTCACCCTCACACGATATAAGCGGACAGGCCGCTCGGTTCCGAGTGCTGTTCCTCGTCCTCAAAGATCTGCACTTCGTCGGGGGTGGCAGGCGCAGAGTCAGACGGCTTCCACGGTTTGAGGAAGCCCAGCATGGACACGGTGTCCACGAAGTCGTCTTTGCCTTTGATGCCGGAGGATGTGACCAGTTTGATCTGGTTCATCGCTCGTCCCATGATGACGCTTTGCTTCATCTCTTCCGGGAAGAAGAACTTCCCAGCCTTGAACCAAGGAACAACCAAGTTGAAGCGGGAGAGCTTGTCGGTGATTGGGCGTATGCCAGGGGTGCCACTCTTCTCGCTCGATGCGAAGCTGAACCAGATGTTGCGATTCAGCTGTTCGTTCTGGAGCCAGGAGATGAAGCCCTGCTGCTGTCCCGTGATCTCGATGCCTACCTGCTGCGGTTTGTACTGCTGAACGAGACGGAACAGATCGTCTACCGTCTTGTTCATCTTCTGGCGTTCCATCACGCCATCGACCCAAAACCAGTCGCCGTTGGAATTGTATGCCCAAACGCTGATCACGGAGAAGTCAGCCGTCTGTTTTTCTGACGTAGCGAAGTCGGTGGTGATGTAGAAGTTAAAACTGTTGCGATTGTTCAACAGGTTCTGCCGGCTGTACCAGCGGATCTCCTCATCCTGCACGAGCCGCTCCTCATCCGAGGAGATGCGCAGCATCAGCTCCTGCATGAATGCCGCGACCTTCCCCGTGAGGACCGCCAGGTCATACTGGTCCTTCACGAACTTGTAGGTGAAACGATCCGGCCAGGCGCCGACGAACTCTTCCTCGGTGCACGGGAAGCGCTCACACACCGGCCATACGTTCACATCCCAGCCGCCCGACTCCACCGCTTCGATCAGGATGTCTTCCTTGTTGAAGGGGGTGCCGTTGAAGATGATCTTGCGTTTGGTCGGATCGAGCGCGTGATTCACGCCCTTATAGACGGTGTCCTTGATGGCGATCATCGCGGCCTTGGACTTCGAGTCGTCATCGGACACGAGGTCATCGAGCACACACAACTTCGGGCGCTTGCCGAAGATCTTGGTTCCCCGGATACCGGTCTTGGCACCAAACATCTTGATGCCCAGACGGTGGCCGTCCTTGGATTCGAACTCCAGGTAGTTGTCGGTGAAGGTCGCCTTGGGGATCCAGTGCTGCAGGAACTCCGAGTTGTTGTAGCGGAACTCGATATTCTTGCGCGCAGACTTCACCCCGTTGTCCATCGAATCGGACACATAGATCATCGCCTCGACCTTACCGAAGTTGGGCAAGTAGCCAAACACTGCGAGGAACAGGGAAAAATACTCGAAGAACAGAGTAGTTTTCGCTGCACCCCGGAAACAGAGATTGGCGATGTAGTCGGACTGGCTATCGACTACCTTGTCCAGCATCTTCAGGTGAACCGGCGGTGTCTTGTGAGATTCGCCCTGTTCGCCGTTCACGAGCTTGATGAAGTTCATGAAAGACAGGGCAAACTCACTTGGCATGTAACTCGCAGCGTTCAATTCTGAGTAATTGACCTGGTCGAGCCATGCGTCAAGCTCTTGTTGGATTAGCATCAGGGGATCTCTTTCGCCTCCACGTCAATGGCTTCGATCAGTCTTTGGCCTGCGATCTCTTGTGCCGTGGTTCCGTTGGCAATGAGTTCACGTTGCTGCTGGGCCATCTTGTTCAACATGTCCTTGAGTTCAGTCATGCCGGAGGTTTCCCGCATGTCTACGTTGATTACACCGGCTGCTTCCTTGGGTTTAGCCAAGTGAGTGAGCAGTGAGTTGGCAGCTTCCTGCCGGACTTTTTCACTCTGCGCACTTCTCATCAGGTTGGCTTGGGTTGTGATGGCCTCCTGATACAGGTGGTTGTTCATCACCCAACTCGGCACGATGGTCTGTTCCAGAACAAGGTTCACCAACTTGTTCTTGGCGTAGGCCGAGACGTAGGAAGAGATGGTCTTCTCGTCTGCGCCCTTGGCCAGCAGTGCCTGCATCCGGTGCGGGAAGGTCTTGAAGTACGCATCCTTGTTGCTGTCGTTCATCAGCTTGTAGGCGACGAACGCACAGGCGTGGATGTAGTCCTCGGTCTTGAACTTGCCGTCCTTGAGCACCGAGCTGTAGCTGATGAAGTTGGTGCGCACCTGCTCAGCGACGAGCGGGTCAGCGGCGATGTTGTTGACGAGGTCCACGAGCTGCGGGGTGATCGCGCTCTTCAGGTTGGGCGGCACCGCCCGTTCGACGAGTTCTTTGGTCAGCATGGTAATTTCTTGAGCAGATACAGCAGGCCCGACACGGTCAGGCCGGTGCCGAGGTAGGCGAGGAACCCGATCCCGAGTCCCTGGGCGATGTCGATCACGGCTTGGATGAAGTGCATATGCACAGTCCCCGGTGAAAGAGAGGGGGCAGGCTGCCCCCTTGTCTGCTAATTGTTATTAGCAGTGAATGCTTTAATGGCCCAGAACCGGGGTCGAGCCGGTCGTCGCCCGCTTCACGCGGCGGTCGAGGATCCAGCAGAGCTCCTCCATGCACTCGCGTTGCTTGACGAGATCGCGGCGCTCCTGGTCGGGCAGCTGCTCGTAGGCCGGCGTGCCAAGGAAGGTAAGGAGACGCTCGAACTCGGCGCGGCGGTTCTTGGCCTCGGCCTTGAGACGGTCCAGCCAGGTGGTGGACGTGAGCTCGCCCTTGTTCAGGCGATACGCGAGCACGGCGCCCAGCACGGCCCACACGTCTTCGGTCGCGCGCTCCAGTGCGAACTTCTCGCCCAGCGCCTGGTTGAAGTTTTCCTTGCTCACGCAGCTCGACTCGCCCGTCACCGAGAAGCGGCCATTGAAGAGCTCGATGCAGCACACGGTCGTGCGGCCATTCGGCAGGACGGTGTAGGTCACCTTGCCCTCTCGAATAGCTTGCTCGACGTCCCCCAGCCGTACCCGCGGCGCGACAGCTGCCGCCGCCAAAATTTTTTCCACTTCCTGTGCTGATTCCATTCGATCACCCATCGTCGTCATCCCTTGTCTGTTCGGTAGTCCACAAATGGACTAAACGGAGTCTAAAGTCTATGTTAGGATTCGTCTATGGTTTTTTCCCCACTCTATTTCCTTATGGGAATGGGAGGGATCCTCCAATGGTGCTG